TTTACCTAAAACCGTGCCATATGATGTATCACTTGGTCCCGAAGTTGTATCAGAAAACAATGATCGTTTTGTAGCAGTCATTGGCAACTCCACTTCAGGAACTTTGTTCATCTCTGAAAGAGACTAATGCCAACTAAGTTAAGACTAGGGTTATCCATTAGCTCCATCAAACGAATTTTTGGAGAGACCGATGAGGGTTTTCGTATTCTCACACAATCTCTCGACTCAATCATTTCTCAACGTGGTGAGTTTTTTGTTACACAAGATGCAGATGTTTCAGCTGACTTTATTGAAACAGAGGATACATTACTTACTCAAGATGGCAACTTTATTGCACTTAACCAAAACCCACTTCAAGTCTTAATTCTCGAACAAGATTTTGATACGGCTGGTAACCACCTTGAAACACAAGATGCGCAAGCACTTATCACTCAAGACGGTCGTGGCATTTTAACAGAAAGAGTAAGATCGTAAATATTTTTAGTTGGACACCTTGTTTGCAATGTGTTTTAATGATCTAAACTAGGTATTGTATCTAAAAGGAATTTTGTATGGCTAACGTAAAGATTACTGATCTAACCGCCCTGTCAGGGGATAACGTCGCATCTAATGATGTTTTACCCATTGTCGACATTAACAATGATCAAACTAAAAAAATTGCTATCTCGGATTTAATTACTGCAACTTCTGCAGCTAATGACTTCATAACTTTTACCCAATTAAACGCCAACCTAAACGTACTTGATGCAAACGCAGATGCTATTGAAGCTAGACGAGTTGCTAACGTAAGTGTAATGACTACAGAAGACACTGCCCTTCAAACTAGACTTACGACTAATGTAACTGCATTTACTGCCGAAGATGTTAGACTTAATGCCAATATTAATGTTGTGCAAGACAATGTTACAGCAGTTGAGGCTAGAAGAGTTGCAAATGTTACCGTAATGACTGATGAAGATACGGCTCTTCAGGCAAGATTAACTACAAACGTAACTACGTTTACAAATGAAGACACGGCACTACAAGCAAGATTAACTACAAACGTAACTACGTTTACAAACGAAGATACAGCTTTACAGGCAAGATTAACCACAAACGTTACAGCATTTACAAACGAAGATACAGCTTTACAAGCAAGAATAGCTGCAAACACTCTTGCAGCAGCTTCTAATGACTTTATAACTTTTACACGGTTAAACGCTAACATTAACGTTGTACAAGATAACGTAGCATCAGTTACTGTTGGCACTGCAGCAGATACAGAAACACGATTAAACGCTAACCTCAATGTTGTAAGTGATAATGCCGCTGGGGTCGAAACTAGACGTGTAGCAAATATTGCAGGTGCAATTTCTACTGTTACAACTAGTGACCTAACAGCCTCTCGGGCAATGGTAACTAACGGATCAGGAAAAATTGCAATATCTGATATAACTGCAACAGAATTAGGATATTTAGATGATGTTTCTGGCAGTATTCAAACACAGTTAGATGCTAAAGCTCCACTAGCAGGAGCTACTTTTACTGGTCAAGTTAACATGAATGACGACTTGGTCGTAACAGGTAATTTAGTTGTTAATGGCGATACAACCACTGCTAACTCTGTAAATTTAATTGTACAAGATAGAATGATTATGCTTGCGAACTCAGTAACTGGGGCTCCAAGTGCTGACGTAGGTTTCTTGTTCAACAGAGGTAATCAAGGTAATGCAGCTTTTTTCTATGATGAATCTGCCTCGACATTTAAGCTATCTGATACAAAAGATCCCTCATCTAATACCTCTTTATCTCCTGTAACAGCATCTAACTTAGATGTTGGCATTGTTACTGCAGCTTCTGTAGTAGGAACTGCAATAACACAGAATGGTGCAACCTTAGATAATTTGATAGGTTCTAATGTAGATGGTGCCATATCAACTGTTAATGATACTAATCTAACAGTATCACGTGCTTTAGTTTCAGATGGGTCTGGAAAAATTGCCGTGTCAGATGTTTCTTCAACTGAGTTAGGACATCTTGACGGCGTTACAAGTGCTATACAAACGCAGTTTACAGCTGCTGAGACAAGAAGAACAAACAACATAGCAGGTGCTGTGTCAACAATAACCACTAGCGACTTAACTGCATCAAGAGCTCTTGTTTCTGGTAGTGGAGGTAAGGTTGAGGTTAGTGCTATAACATCAACTGAACTTGGTCATTTAGATGGTATAGGTCAAAATATTAATAGTAATTTAGCCGCATTAGCAGCAGGTATAGCAGCTAGTGGAACCACAGACTTCCCAACAGGTGATTACGGTTTATTAGATGCAGCAAACGCTTCAGTCGACGATTTTGGGATAACTGTTGTGGAAGTAACTCAGTTTGATATGAAAACAGACCCAGCAGGGTCACTTGCTACCGAAGATTTAGGTGCTTTATCATAAAAGTTTGGTCTACACAAAAAATTTTGATATACTCAGATATACGAGTATGAAAGGAACACAATGAGCACGAAACTATCAGCCTTTATGGGCGGTCTAGGAATAGATGCTAGAGACAAACTAGAAGTAACCGCAAATGCTACTGTAACAGTTGGTAACGGTGATGGTTTAGCTAACGTCAAAGTAGGTGATGGCGGTAGATTTATATCTGGTCGTGATAATGACTTAGCTATATCTCATAGTGGAACTGCAGGCACAGTAGATAATCTAGTTGGTGATTTTACTATCACTAACAGTGCTGACGACAAAGATATTATCCTTCAATCTGATGATGGATCTGGAGGAACAGAAGTTTATTTTAGAGCCGATGGCTCTGCAAGTGAATCAATAGTTTACTATAGTGGTAATGAACATTTAAAAACACAACAAACTGGAGTCAAAGTAACAGGTAATACTGATGTTACGGCTAATATTGGAATAGCAGGTAATGCAGTTATAGGCACTTATATGTCTATTGCAAATACTAATCCAGCAGCTACTGATTTTTTAACAGTAGGCGGAAACTTAAGAATTTTCGCTGGATCACTAATTTTTCCTGATGGAAGTAGTCAAGATTCTGCTGTAATAACGCCTACTTTTCCTACAGGAGATTATGGTTTACTAGATTCTGCAAACGCTTCAACTGATGATTTTGGAGTGGTTGTTGTGGAAGTAACCGAATTCGACATGAAATCAGACCCAGCAGGATCACTTGCTACAGAAGATTTAGGAGCTTTAAGCTAATTTAAGGAGAATGAGAAATGCCAACTCAATTACAATTTAGACGTGGTACAACCGCGCAAAATAATTCATTTACAGGTGCAGTGGGCGAATTATCAATAGACACTGATACCGAAAATATTAGAGTACATGATGGCTCTGCTGCAGGAGGTGCAGAAATCGTGCCTGCGGGAACTATCGTTGCTTATGGAAATGCAACCGCTCCAACTGGATGGAGACTGTGTAACGATGATGCTATTAGCAGAACTAATTTTGCAAGATTATTTGCTGTCATAGGAACCTCTTTTGGAACAGGAGACGGCTCAGGTAACTTTAATGTTCCAGATTTACGAGATCGTGTTCCGTTAGGAAAAGGTTCAAACATGAGCACAATGGGAGCTGCAACAACTGGAATTGCAGCATCAGCAGTAATAACAACTGCTTCCACTACGCAATCAATATCTACTTCAACTGCAAACTTTGCATCTTCAGCGAAAGACTCATCAACAGCTGCTGCTATTACTGCTGTGAATACATCGGGTCACACTCATACTTTAACTTTACCTTCTCAAGTTGTTGCATATATTATAAAAATATAAGGACAAACAATGGCAGATAATGTTAGAGAACTAGATCAAATACAAATTGAATTAGATAGATTGCATGAACGTTCACAATCTAATAAAGCTAACATGACAGCTCACGAAGCTGTTTGTGAAGAACGTTACAATAATATTATGCAAATGATGAATGAAATCAAAGGCGAGTTAAAAGCTATGCATTATAAAGTAAGTGGGGTCAGTGAGTTGGCAACGCAAGGTAAAACCTCATTAAAAACTCTTCTTTGGGTAGGCGGTGCTATAGCTAGTGTAACCGCCTTTATAGTTATGTTAGTTAATATGATTCCTAAATGAGCTTTTTCAGATTAAGTATAGACAAACTCCTTACCAAATTACCCACTCCCGTAAAATTTAATGAATCCCAAAAAGCTATGATTGAAGGCTTAAACGAGAATAGATTTTTTGTTCATATTGCTGCTAGACGTACAGGCAAATCATATGCAGCTGCAATTTTAGCTTTTGGAAAATTATTAGAGCCTGGCCAACAGGTCATGGTTGTAGCCCCTAATTTTTCACTTTCCTCTATTATTTGGGATTATGTAACAGATTTAATAAAACAACTTGAGATTGAAGTAGATCGTTTTAATCAAAAAGATAAAGTTGTTCGATTAATAAACGGATCAGTGTTCAGACTTTTATCCGCCAATAACCGAGACTCTTTGGTAGGTAGAGCAGCAAATTTATTAATAGTGGATGAGGCTGCAATTATACCGAATGAAGAATATTTCACTCGTGATCTACGACCTGCATTATCAACATTTAAAGATTCTCGCTGTTTATGGATTTCAACTCCTCGTGGTAAGGGTAACTATCTGTATAACTACTATCTTCGAGGTACCGATCAAGAATATCCTGATTGGGGATCTAATTTATTTACTTGGAGATCAAACCCCTTGCTTTCAGAAAATGATATTAAAGAAGCAAAGCGTGCCGTATCACGAGCCTTGTTTGCACAAGAATATGAGTGTGAATGGACAACTACTGAAGCGCAAATATATGAATCTCTTGATGAAGCAAAGCATTTAGGTGAATACGTTGGTGAACGCTTTTCTGAGGTTATAGCAGGACTAGATGTTGGTTATCGAGACGATAACGTATTTGTAGTTATCGGATTTGATGGTAAATCATATTATATAATTGATGAATATGTTTCAAAAGAATCGACTACATCTGAACTTGCTGCGATTATCCAAGAAAAAATGGATGAATGGAATATTGATACTATATACATAGACTCAGCTGCCCAACAACTTAAAGCTGACTTTGCGTATGATTATGATATATATTGTGAAAATGCAGTGAAATCAGTAAATGACGGTATTAATTATTTGCAAGTATTGATTGAACAAGATAACTTGTTTTTTGATACGCTTGGGTCAAGTCATTGTTTTTCAGCGATGAGTTCTTATAGGTGGAATCCTAATACAGAAACCCCAAAACCTGTTCATGATTGGACCTCTCACCCTTGTGATGCAATAAGGTATGCAATTTATACCCATTCAAAAATGAGTAATATATCAATTTATGCCCACGGTTAGAATTTTATTATTAAACTATAAGCGACCTGATAATACAGAAAAGATTGTAAAAGCATTTAAAAGTTTTTATCCTATTACTGTGATTAACAATAACCCTGACAAACCGTTTCCAATATCTGATATTGATGTTATAAATAATGATGTTAATTATAAGTGTATGGAGAGATGGTTACGTTGTTTTAGTTATCCAGAGGAGTTTAAACTCATTTTAGATGATGATATTTTACCGCATAAAACTTTAGTAGATAAAATGATAAAATTAAATGAGCCGATTACAGGTATATACGGTAAAAGCGGTGTCATCAATGCAAAATCTTATATAGAACTAAAAGATCATTGGTGTACTAATGCTTCTGTTGACTTTTTGGTAGGCTCTGTTATTATGGTCAAACAAAATATTTTAAATATAATTCAGCAAAAAATTATTGATGCAGGATATCCTGAAAGAGGGGATGATATAATGATAAGTTACTGGATAAAACAAGCACTTAATTTAAAAAAGTTAAAAACCGTTAGCGGTAAAATACTCAATTTACCAGAGGGTACCGTTGGGCTAAATAAGAATCCTGAACATTTTTTGATGAGATGGAACGTTGTTGAAAAATTTAAAAATTTAACTTGGTAGCAGGGTCAAATTATCGTATTATGAATCAATTGAAAAGATTTCCTATAAAATATATTAGAGATTTTATAAAAAAAGATTATAAACTTCGTGACGAGTGCTTTATATGTGGATCAACTAAAAATTTAGAACTTCATCATTTACTAAGTGTAAGTGAGTTGTTCAATAAGTGGTGTGTTAAAAATAAAATTCATACCATAGATGATGTTGAATACATAAAAAAGTTAAGAGTTGATTTTGCAAAAGATTGTGAAAAAGAATTAAGCCATGAACATTTGTTTACTTTATGTTCTATGCATCATAAACAACTTCACTCTATTTACGGACAAACTTATTCAAATCATCTAGCCCCTAAGATAAAAAATTGGTTAGAGATTCAAAAGGCAAAAAATGGCAGAGTATGAAGAGATAAAAGGTTTTAGAAAATGGGTTGCTGACAGACTAAAATTAAATCCTGCTCAACCTTCAATCGCATCTTTAGAGCCTTATGCTTCCCCAGAAACAATTGTTGATTTTGAACAGGCGTACAGAGAAATTGAAGTTGTTCATCGCTCTGTGGATATGATAATTAATGCTTGTATAGAAATACCCATGATTGTTGAGGGTAACACTCCAGCTAAAAAAGTAAATAAACTTTTGAATATACGCCCAAACCCTTTTGAAGATCGAGTAAGACTATTCAGACGCGCATTTTTAGACTTTCTTTTAGATGGCAACGCTTTTTTCTACTATGACGGTAATGACATATATTTGCTTCCAGCAAACGATGTTGAAGTTGTACCCGATGAAAAAACATTTATATCCCATTATAACTATATGATTTCAAATCAACAATCACAAGATTTCTATGGATTTGGCGCAGGTAAACAAACTAGAAAAGATCAAGCTATACAATTTGGTACACATGAAATTATTCAAGTAATGGCTGAAAATGATCAATCAATTTTTAGAGGCACCTCAAAACTTAAACCTTTACTTAAACTTATGGAATTATATCACTATATGATTAAATTCCAACGTCAATTTTTTAAAAACAATGCCGTGCCAGGATTTGTTTTAACCACTGATTCAATTTTGTCACAAAGAGTTAAACAAAGGTTATTAGAGGCTTGGCGTTCAACATATACCACTATTTTTGATGGTGCAAGAAATCCTGCAATATTAGATGGAGGATTGAAAATAGATGAATTTTCAACAAAGTCGTTTGAACAATTAGACTTTGAAAATTCTATAGAGCGTATTCAACAAGATATGGCTAAAGCATTAGGTGTTCCGTATGTTCTATTAAAATCTGGGAATAACGCTAATATAGACGCTAATCAAAAACTATTTTATTTACATACTGTCATACCTATGCTGACTCAGTTTTGTTCTGCTTTTTCTCATTTTTTTAATAACGGGGTAACTGTAAGGCCAGATAGACTTAAAGTTCCTGCTCTTCAACCTGACAATAGAACACAGGCAATTTATTACTCAACTCTCGTTAATACAGGAATTATAACCCCAAATGAAGCTCGTGAGGGATTAAGATTTCCAAAACTCGAAAATAATGATAGTATAAGAATACCACAGAACATTACAGGTAGCGCAACTGACGCCACCCAAGGT